AGCAGATCCTCGACGCGGACTGGGTGTACCGGTTCGACCGGGCCGCTGACGAGTCGGCGTTGATGTTCCTGCCGGACACGTCGGGTGCGCATGGTCTGCCGGAGTGTCCGGTGGTGCGGTGGGTCAACGCCGGCGCCGACCTGGACGAGGGCGCGGTCGGTGAGGTTGAGCCGCTGATCGAACTGCAGGACCAGATCGACAACACCACCTACGGTTTGTTGATCAGCCAGCAGTTCACGGCGTTCCGGCAGCGCTGGGTGACCGGCATGACGATCGAGCAGGACGCGAACGGGGCGGAGCGGGAGCCGTTCAACGCGGGCGCGGACCGGGTGTTCCAGGCCGAGTCGGTCGATACCCGTTTCGGCGAGTTCGCCGAGTCGGAGTTGAAGGGCTATCTCGACTCGCGCCAGTCGACGCTGCGCATCATCTCCGCGAAGGCCCAGCTGGCCCCACATGCCCTGCTGGTGTCGGACGGGGTGTCGAACCTGTCGGCGGAGGCGTTGGCGGCGCTGGAGGCCGCTCAGCAGCGTAAGACGGGCGAGCAGAAGACCAGCTTCGGCGAGTCGTGCGAGCAGATGCTGCGCCTGGCCTCGGCCGCGAACGGGGACATGGCCGGCTGGGAGGACACCTCGGCGCAGGTGGTGTGGCGCGACACCGAGTCCCGTTCGCTGGCGCAGGTCGCCGACGCGTTGGGGAAGATGGCGACGATGCTGTCGATTCCGCCGCGGGCGTTGTGGGAGCGGATCCCGGGTGTGACCGATCAGGACATTGCGCGGTGGGAGAAGTTGGCCGACCGCGAGGACGGCATGGACACCGGCCAGCCGATGCAGCCATCCGCGGGCCAGATGCCGAAGATGCCCGCAGGCCAGATGCCGGCTGGACAGGGGGCGCCGAATGCCGCTCCAAACGGCCGAGCGGCTCGCACTCCAGCACCAGCGTGACCTCGCCACCATCGCCGGTGGGGTCACGTCCGTAGTCGCCACCACGGCACTCGGCGGCGACCCGGCCGCCATCTCCACCTGGTATTTCGGCGTGGTCGACGGGCTGCTGGCCCGCATTCAGGCCGGGCATGCGCAGGCCCGCCGCTCGTCGACAGAGTTCCTGCGCAAGCACGCCGCGATGAACGGTGTCGACCTGACCCCCGTTCCGGCGAGCCTCGACATGACCCGCGCCCGGACCTCGCTGCGTGTCACCGGGCCGGTCGCGTTCAAAACAGCCATCGCCTCCGGGCTGGATGAGGACCAGGCGCTGCGGTCCATGGCGACGCAGATGGCTGGCTCGTCTCAGCGGCTGGTGTTGGCGGGGGACCGGGACACGTTCGAGCAGACCCTGCTCGGCGACAAGGGCATCATCGGCTGGCGCCGCCGACTGGCGGGGAAGTCGTGCGGGTTCTGCGCCATGCTCGCCTCCCGCGGCGCCGTGTATGTGACGCGCAAGTCGGCGTCGGTGGGGCGCGACGGGCTGGCGTTCCACGACCACTGCCACTGCTGGCCCGAACCGATGTATTCCCACGAGCAGGAACCGGCCGACGTGCGCAAGCTGCAGCGGCAGTGGAACCGCGTCACCGCCGGCACGTCGGGTCGCGACGCGCGGGTCGCGTGGCGCAACCACTGGGAGAACCGGGCCACACCGGCCGGCCGGGAGCGGATGGGCCTGGCCGCCAGCACTTCCTCACCGACGCCCGGCCTGGGTGGCGCCGTGCCGCAGCTGCCGACCATCCGGCCGCTGCTCGCGTCGGCCAAGTCCACCGCCGAGGTTGAGCGGATCCTGACCGCCGAAATGCAGCGCCTCACCGGGCAACGCCCGGCGGTGGTGCTGACGGGCATGTCGTCCGAGACGGCCCGGGAGGTCGGCGAAGGCATCCTGCGCGGCGTCGAACGCTTCCCCCAGGCCGACCTGCGGCAGGTCGTCACCTACGCCCACCGGGACCCGACCCTGTACGCCCAGCATGATTCGACGCTGGGTGCGATCGAGTTCAACGAACACCGCGCCAGCCTGCGCGGGCGCGAGTCCGCGCTGCAGATGCTGGCGAAGGACACTTCGGGTGACATTCCGTGGCATCCGCGCGGCACCGGCAACTGGACCGGCATCGCGGTGCACGAGTTCGGCCACGCCGTCGACATCGGGACAGTCGGCCAGCGGATCCGGTCGCAGGTGGATGCGCTGCTGGTTCGCCGCGCAGCCGAACGGGACGCCGACCTGGCGGCACGGCGGGCGGCCCGCGAACTGATCGAGCCGGAAGACTTCATCGCCGGCGGCGGAGTGGACGGGCTGATCCGGCGGGAGATCTCCGAATACGCGACCCGCGACGGCAAGGAGCTGATCGCCGAAGCGTTCGCCGATGTGCTGATGAACGGCCCGGCCGCGTCGCAACTGTCCCGCGAGGTCTTCGACCTGCTCGAGGCCGAGTACCGCAAGGGTGGCCGGCGGATCGGAATACCCGGCGTGGTGTCGCCGTCCGAGGTCGGTGACCTGTCGAAGCTGACGGTGCCGCAGTTGCGGGCGCTGGCCAAGGAACGCGGCGTCACCGTGCCGGCTAAGGCGTTGAAGCGGGACATCGTCGCGGCGCTGGAAGGCGAACCGGCCAAGTTGCCCGTTCCGGCGCCGGTCGCGCTGTCGAAGATGAAGGTCGCCGACCTCCGCGCCATGGCCGCCGAGCAGAAGCTGACCCTGCCGCCGAAGGCCACCAAGGCGCAGATCGTCGAAGCGTTGCAGATGACCCCAGCGCAACGGCAGGCCGCCGCCCGTGCTGCCGCCTCACTCAGCGGCAAGCAGGTCCAGACCGCCACGAAACTCGGCCGGCTGACCGAGGCGGAGCTCAAGGCAGTCGACCGGTATGGCGGCGATGGTAGTTACGTCATCAACGCTGACCTGCGGGATCGAAGCGGTCGCCTCGATCTGCTCACGGATCGGAACCGGCAAACGGTCGAGACGCTGGATGCGATATTCGGCCGGTCTGTCTTGCCCCAGGACGCGATCCTGTACCGCCGGGCCGACTTGACGCGGGGCCCATGGGGTGACCTGGCCAATAACGATCATGATCTGACGGGGCTTGTGTGGACTGAGCACGCTTACTCGTCTACATCTATCGCTGAGCGGCTAGAGGGCGGCCGCTCGGTGCAGATAAGGATCTTCGCGCCGAAGGGTACGCGCGCCTTCAGTCACCGGGTGCTGGATTCTGACGAAGTTCTGCTTGATCGCGGTACGACGTTCAGGGTGATCGCGGACCGCGGAAAGGATAGCCGGTTCAATCGCGTCATCGACGTCGAGATCGTGCCGAAGGCGCCGCCCATGGCAGCCGAACTGCGCCGTATCGCTGCCCGGGAACGCAACCGGCTCATCGAGCAGGCCACCGGCACCGAAAGCCTCCTCGCGCACCTGGACGAGATCATCGCCAAGGGCGCCGACGCGAAGGTCATCCGCCAGGCGCTGGACGCGAAACTGATCACCCCGGAGCAGGTGTTCGGCAACGCCGACCCGCAGGTGCTCGCCGCGTTGAGGGCGGCGTTCGCCGACGGGGATGTGGCGAAGCTGAAGGCGGCCATCACCCGGGCGTCGACGAAGACGAAGCTGAAGCCGGTCGGTGGGAAGGCCGGGGCGAAGGTCAAGTTCGACCCGGATGTGATGGAGGCTATTGGCGGCGGGGACATCGCCGCCGGCGTGCAGGTGCAGGTCGTCACCCGGGGGGCGTCGCTGACGCTGCCGGACGGGACGACGATTCAGCTGCGCAAGGCGCAGGTGGCGCCGGTGCCGGCCAAGGAAAAGCCGCTACTCGGACGGCCGATCACTCGCCGTCAACTGGAAATCGCCAAGGCCAAACGGGAGATTCCCAAACTCGAGGCACGACTGCGGGCCTTGCCCGCCGGCTCGCCAGAGCGGGCAAACGCCGAGTATCTGCTCGACAACGCCCGGGCTGTCGTCGACCAGAAGCCGGGCCGGACGGGCTACAACTGGTCATCGCCTACGTGGGACGACCCGGCCGCCAGTCGAATCCTGCGGCCACCGACGAAGGCTGAACTAGAGGCGCAGATCGACGCTGGTCTGAGCACGGCACTTCCGGCGCCCATGCGCCGCGAGATGGGCCAAGAGTTGGCGCGACAGGGCGACGTCACGCCCCGCTCAATGCTCGAGTTCAGAGGTATTACGGATCCGTCGACGTTCCATCACACAACCCACCCGAACGCATACGCCTACTACGACGCCACGTTCCAGCAGGTCACCTTCCACCCACGGTGGGTAAGTGACGGCACCGCCATCAGAACCTCATATGCGAACGACATCAGCACCGGTTGGCACCCACCAACCTCCCGGTCGGTTCTCGACGCAACCCTGGCTCACGAGTACGGCCACCACCTCACGTACCGGATGTTCCGCGAAACTGCAGCCGTCCAGCGCAAGATGATCCAACTGATCGACGACCAGTTGGGGATGGGCGGATTCCTGGTCCGGGAGTTCCGCAAGAACCCCGACCTCGAGGCAGTTATCAACGACTTCCTCAAGGGACCCTACGGGGTTGGGAGAGTACAGCGGGCGGTGAGCCGGTACGCCCAGAAGAGCGCTCAGGAGTTCTTCGCCGAGGTGTGGTCCGAGTACACCACCTCTAGCAATCCGCGCGCCCAGATCCAGGCCATCGGTGACATGATGAAACTCATGGCCGAGACGTCAGATGTGGTGCTGAAGTGACGACGACGTCACCGGTGCAGTGCTTCGCGTGCACGCGACTTGCTCCGACAATCGCCCCGGATACGAAGGCGGCGACCGTCGTCCGGTGCACCGCCTACCCGGACGGCATCCCGTGGGAGATCGGCATGCTCGGCGCCGATCACCGAACCGCCCGCGGTGACGAGATCCAGGGGCTGACGTTTGACCGCGCGGTGGGCCGCGAGGCTGACGACGCGTGGCTGTGGTGGACGCGGAAGGCGGCGGCAGCGAAATGACCCAGCCCCGGTCCCAGTGCGGTGCCTGCGCCCGGTTCCGTAGCCCGTTCTCGATGGAACCGTTCCGGGACGGCCCGTTCTGCGCCGCATTCCCGGATGGCATCCCGGATCAGATCTACCGCAACGAGGTCGACCACCGCCAGCCGGTGACCAGCGACCACGGCCTGCGGTGGATCTCCCGTGACGGGGCCGAGTTCCCCGAATACGCCTTCCAGATCATCTAGACCTCCGCGCGCACGCGCGGACAGCCCCGGAAGCAGACGCTCCGGGGCTTTCCCATGCCCGGACCCGGGAGGTGCGGGCAAATCTATCCACGCCCTGGAGGCGACCAACCATGACGGACGAAGAGTCCACCGTCGAAGAGGCCCCGGAGGCCGACGAGACAACCCACGACCCAGCCCGTGCACGTGCCGCGCTGGAGAAGAAGAACCGCGAAGCCGCGAACCTGCGGGCCCGGCTGAAGGAACTCGAACCGCTCGCCCAGAAGGCCCGGGAGGCCGACGAAGCAGCCAAAACCGAGGCCCAGAAACACGCCGAAGCAAAGGCGCTGGCCGAGAAGGAACGCGACGAAGCCCGCCTGGCCCTACTGCGCCGCGACGCCGCCGACGACGCCGGACTGCCCCGCTCCTGGGCCGAACGGCTCCGCGGATCCACCAAAGAGGAACTCGACGCCGACGCCAAAGTCCTCGCCAAGGACCTCACGCCGGCCACGCAGACGCCTGCGGCCCGGCCGGTGCCCGACCTGCGGTCCGGGGCGCTGCCCGCCAACGGCAGCAGCTCCACCACCGACGTGGACGCCTGGATCCGCGGGGAAGCCCGCCGCCGCCGATAGACAACGCCCCGAGCCACGGGGCTCCCCAACCACCAGAAAGAGATGAGTCCCCGTGACCAACTATGACCAGATCGTCGCGCGCCGCTCCAGCGGCTCCGACCCGCTCGTGCCCGAACCGGTCAGCAAGCAGATCATGCAACTGCTGCCGGAGAAGTCGGTCGTGTTCGGCCTCGTGCCCGAAGTCCAGCGCGTCACGATGTCGGCGCTGACCGAGCGCATGCCCGTCCTGTCGGTCCTGCCCGACGCCTACTTCGTGTCCGGCGACACGGGCCTGAAGCGGACGTCGAAGGAGCAGTGGCGCAACAAGACCCTCGTCGCCGAGGAAATCGCCGTCATCGTGCCGGTGCCGCTGAACTACATCGACGACGCCGACGTGCCGATCTGGGACCAGGTCCGGCCCCGGCTCGCCGAGGCGGCCGGTGCGCTCATCGACGAGGCGATCCTGTTCAACATCAGCGGCTCCAAGCCGAGCACGTGGGGCCCGGACATCTACCACCGGGCCATCCTCACCGGGAACTACGTCCACGAGGGCTACGGCGTCGACCTGGCCGTCGCCGTGGCGCGCGGTGGTGAACTGCTCGCGGCCGACGGCTACGACCTCAACGGGTTCGTGTCCAAGCCGGGCCTGAACTGGCGGCTCACCCAGCTGCGCAGCAGCAACGGTGACCCCATCTTCCAGGGGAACCTGCAGTCGCCGATCGGCCAGACCCTCTACGGCATGCCGTTCCGGCAGCTGAAGAACGGCGCCTGGAACTCGACCGAGTCCACCCTCATCGGCGGCGACTGGACGCAGGCAATCGTCGGCATCCGCAAGGACATCACGTTCGAGATCTTCACCGAGGGCGTCATCTCCGACGGCTCCGGCGTCGTCATCCTCAACCTGATGCAGCAGGACGCGGCCGCGATCCGCCTCACGCTGCGCGTGGCGTGGGAGGTCGCCAACCCGGGCAACCGCCTCAACACCGACACCGCCGGCGCGACCGGTGTGGCGCCGACCGAGTCCACCACTCGGTGGCCCTGGTTCGTCCTGCGCCCGGCCGGCTACACCTACTCCTGACCGGGAGATCCGCGCATGAAGGTGCTGGCGCTCGCGCACCAGTACGTCCCAGTCCGGAACGCGGGCGCGGAGACCATGCTCCACGGCATGCTCTCCGCGCTCGCGCGGGCCGGACATGACGTGCACGTCTCGCTGTCCATGCAGGACGGCCCGGCCTACGTCCACGACGGGATCAACGTCTGGCCGCGGCAGGGCCCGAAGGCGTACCACGCGCACCACCTGCCCGCCGACCTGCTCATCGGGCACCTGGAGAACACCCAACCCGCCGCGTTCCTCGGCCACCTGAACAACGTGCCGGTGGTGCTGGTGCACCACAACACGTTCGACGGTTCGAAGAATGCGCTGCACCTGCACGGGTCACGCGCCGACCTGGTCGTCGTCAACAGCCAGTGGATGGCCGACGACCTCACCCAGTGGCACCGCGACCAAGGTCTGACGCAGCCTCGCACCATCATCATGCGGCCGCTGGTACGACGCAGCGACTACGAGGTGGAGGGCCCCCGCGACCGGGTCACGCTGGTGAACCTGAAACGGCGCGCCGCCGGCGGGGCCGGGGCGATGCTCAGCAAGGGCGGCGAAACATTCTGGGCGGTGGCCGCCCGGATGCCGAAGACGCGCTTCCTGGGCGTCGTCGGCAGCTACGGCGTGCAGGCTGAGGGCGACCTGCCGAACGTCGAAATCGTCACCCACGTCCCGTCCGACCGGATGGCCGAGCAGGTGTACGCGCGCACGCGGGTGCTGCTCATGCCGTCCAGTTACGAATCGTGGGGCAGGGCGGCCACGGAGGCCACCGCGGCCGGCATCCCCGTCGTCGCATCGCCCACGCCGGGTCTGATGGAGAACCTCGGCGATGCGGGGATCTTCGTCGACTGGCAGGACGTCGACGGCTACATCCGGGCCCTGCGGAACCTGGCCCGACCGGCCGTGTATGCCGCGGCCTGCCGGCGGGCTGTGGCCCGGGCCGGCGAGCACGAACGGATGCGCGCCGCTGAGGAGCAGCTCTGGATAGCCGAGGCCGAACGGCTCGGCAGCATGGTCGGTGTCCGGTGAAGATTTCTGTCCTGATCCCGTTCCGGTCGCAGGACCCGCAACGCATCGCGCTGTGGAACTACCTACGCCCGCAGTGGGAGGCGCTCGCCCCGGACGTCGAGTTGTGCTCCACCACCGACACCGACGATCCGGAGCAGACGTTCAGCATCGCCCGCGGAATGAACCGCTGCCGCCAACTCGCGACGGGCGACGTTCTGCTGGTACACGGAGCCGACCAACTCCCGCCCCGCCCCGACACGTGGGCCCGGATCCGGTCCACGATGAAGACGGCGCCGTGGATGTGGGTCTACTCGCATTGGATGCAGGTCCAGCCGTGGCCGACCCGGATCATCCTGGCCGGCGCCGACCCGTACCAGGCCGCGATTGGGCCGACCTTCGACCACAACTGGGCCGTGTGCGCCGTCCGGCCGGACGTGTGGGATGCGATCGGCGGCTTCGACGAACGGTTCATCGGCTGGGGGCCGGAGGACGTCGCATTCCACACCATGCTGCGGGTGCTCTACCCGGACGGCTCGGACGCCGGCGAGGGCGTCATGTACGCCCTGTGGCACCCGCCCGCCCCGCGGGATCACCTGCAGCGCAACCAGGAACTCGTCGGGGAGATCCTGGTCGCCGCCATGGGCGGCCCGGATGCGCTGAGGGAGTACCTGGCTGGCCGTGAGGTCCCCGCATGACCTCGCTCGCCATCATCGGCCGCGGACATCTCGGCATCGTCGCGTTGGAAACCGCAGCCGCCCACCGGTGGGACATCCGCCGCATCGTCGTCAACGCCCACGAGCCGGAGTGGGACCGGAGCCTGTCGCAGTACGCGCAGCGGTTCCACCCCTCGATCCCGCTGAACAGATCCGGCGACTGGCGAGCCCTGGTCGGGCTTGAGGTAGATCTGATCCTGTCCGTCATGTACGACCGGATCATCGGCGCCGACCTGATCGACGGCCCGGCGCGGCTGCTGAACCTGCACCTCGGGAAACTGCCCGAATACCGCGGCATGCGACCGGTCAACTGGTCGCTGAAGAACGGCGAAAGCGTCGCCGGCATCACCCTGCACGAGGTCGACACCGGCATCGACACGGGCCCGATCGTCGCGCAGACCACGTTCAGCATCTGGCCCGACGTCGACGAGGTCCGCGACGTGTACGGGCGGGCTGTGCGGGCGGCCGAACACATACTCCGCGACGTGCTGCCCATCGTCCACCAACTCAAGGCCGCGCCTCAGGACGAGACCCGAGCCGGCTACTATTCGGCCGCGGACATGCCCCGCCTGGGCGACCGGGCCGACTGGACCCGGGCCACGTCGTGAGCCTTGCCGTGCTGGTCCCGTACCGACCGGACACGGAGCGCCGCGAACGCATCTTCGAGACCACCTCCCGCCTGTGGGCGCGCCACGGTTGCGAGGTCGTCGTCGCCGACGACGGACTGTCCGGCGACCTGTTCTCCTACGCCCGGGCCGCCAACCGGGCCCGGGCCATGACGGACGCCGACATCCTCATCGTCTACAACGTCGATGCTCTGCCGCTACCGGCGGCCAGCCTGAAACGCCTCCACCACCTGCTGTCATCCGGCACGCCCTGGTCGGTGATCTTCTCCGGTCAGCAGCGGTTCACCATGGACCAAACCTTCCGCCTGCTGGCAGGCGAGGAACCGACCGACGTGGGCCCGGCCGAGGGCGACGTGTTCGCGGGACGCGAAGCGCTGCTGGCGGTACGCGCCGATGTGTGGGACGACCTGCGGGGAATGGACGAACGGTTCATCGGCTGGGGGCCGGAGGATACGGCCTGGCACCACGTGCTCCGCACCGTCGCGCCTGAAGGCTGCGACACACCCGCAGAGGGGCTGTTCCAGTCACTGTGGCACCCGGAGGCGCCACGGTCCGCGTTCACGACCGGCATGCGACTCTGGCAGACCTACCCGTCCAACGTGGACGGCCCGACGATGCGCACCTGGTACGTGTCCCGCGAGGAAGAGGTGTGCCGTGACTGATCTCGCAACCGAAAACGACCTCGAGGCGCGCCTCGGCCGGTCGTTGACCGGCACCGAATCAACCCGCGCCGCCGCCTACCTCGCCGACGCGTCCGCGCTGATCCGCGGCTACACCCGCCAACAGTTCGAGGAAGTCACCGCCGACGAGGTGGAGCTCCGCCCGGTCGGGATGCGGATCCGGCTTCCCCAACGGCCCGTCACGGCCGTGTCGGCGGTGGTGGCGATCGGCTGGGGCGGTGTTTCGGACATCGCCCTGCCCGCGGGGGTGTGGGCGTGGGACGGCATCGACATCGTCGAGATCAGCCCCTTCCAGTCCAACGTCTGGCTGTCGCTGCCCGAGATCGACCTGTACGGCTCCTACCCCGACACGTACCGGGTCACCTACGACCACGGCGACGACACCATCCCCGACGACGTGATCGCCGTCGCGTGCGGCATGGTGCTGCGCACGCTGCTGTCGCCGTCGCTGGTGGAGGGCATGACGTCGGAGCGGATCGGAGAATACTCCTACCAGCTCGGCCAGTTCGCCGGCGGCGCTGCGGCCGGCGCGACGGTGCGGCTGACCGAGACCGACAAGGACGCGTTGTCGCAGTACCGGCGCCGGGCCACCACCGTGCAGATGAGGCTCTAGATGGGCGTGCCGGCGGCGATGCTGCCGCAGACCGTCACCCGCGTCCGGCCCGCCACCTCCACCGACACCTACGGCAACACGACCTACAACTACACCTCGCCCACATCCAGCACGAGCATGGCGGCGTGGCTACAGCAGGACGAGCGCAGCGAACCACTCTCCGACGGCCGGGCGCCGCTTGAGCAGCGGTGGCTGATGGTCACCAACGACGCCGACGTGGCCGGGCACGACCGGATCGTGTTCGGGTCGTTGACGTTCGAGGTCGACGGGCCGCCCGAACCGAGCTACACGCCGGCCGGCTACCACCACACCGAGTCGACGCTGAAGTTGGTGTCGGGCTGATGGCGAACCTCATCCGTTACGTGCCCAGCTTCCGCGGCATGAAGGCGTTGGCGAACTCGCGCGACATCGACCAGGACCTGGAACGCCGCGCCAACCAGGTGGCGGGTGTGGCGCAGTCCGGGTTCGACTCGCTCGACCTTCACAGCGGCCGGGTCCAGGTCGATGTGCTGCAGGCCCAGTCCGATTCGGACCGGGCCCGCGTCGCCGTCATCGCCCGCCACCCGGCCGCGCTCGGCCTCGAAGCCAACCACCGGATCCTCGGTTCGGCGATCGGGGCGGCCCGCTGATGGCCTTCCCCGACATTCTCGACCTGGTCCGCGACCACCTCGCCACCGTCTACACCCCGACACCGGTCCTGACCCGCGTCCCCGACCCGCGCCCGACCACCTTCATCCAGGTCCGCCACGCCGGCGGCGGCGACCTGCGTCCGGTGCGGGTGCGGGAACGGCTCGACGTGTTCACCTGGTCCACCAGCGAACCCGCGGCCCAGATCCTCGCCCTGCAGGTGCGGGCCACCCTGCATGCCCTCGCCGGCACGGCCACGCTCGGCATCGCCTGCTACCGCGTCGACGAGTTCCTCGCCCCCCGGCCTCTCGACGACCTCGAGGCGGGGGCGTTCCGGTCCTGGGCGACCTACTCGCTCGACCTGCGCGCCGACGACGCAATAGCGCACTGACCTACGGCTGCCGCGGGCCGTAGCACCAAACCCATCAGCAACCGGAAGGTAGAAGCGCATGGCCCTGCTGGCAGCCGCAGTTCGTGTGGGCGTGACCGGTGAACTGAGCGTCGCTCCCGTAGGGACCGCGGCGCCAACCACCTCCGTCTCGTCGCTCAACGCCTCTTTCGTCGGCCTCGGCTACGTATCCGAGGACGGCGTCACCGAGTCCTACGACGACACCGTCGAGGAGATCGTCGCCTGGCAGAATGCCGTCGTCGTCCGCTCCAACACGACGCAGTCCAAGGCAACGCTGCAGATGAGGCTCATCGAGACCAAGGGCAAGACGCTAGAGCTGTTCCACAAGGCGTCCGCCGTGGCGGTGGTCAGCGCCGGCCAGTGGAAGATCGACGTCGAGGGTCCGCAGTCGGACCCGCGAGCGTTCGTGCTCGACGTCATCGACGGCACCAAGCACCTGCGCATCTACGTCGCCAACGGCGAGGTGACCGAGCGCGGCGAGATCGTGTACGCCAACGGCGAGGCGGTCGGCTACGACATCACGATCACCTGCTACCCCGACTCCAACAACATCGTCCTGACCAAGTTCTCGGACGACACGAACTGGGGTTACAGCTGATCCAAGTTCCCCGGGGCGGGCATCTTCGCGACCAAGGATCAACCGACCGCCTTGGGTCCGCCCCGGCCACTTCCCCCGCCAGCCCGCGCCGCGCGGACGTGGGCTGGCGGGCCTGACCATCCGCGCCGGCACAAAGGAATCCGCGCATGTCCTTCGACCTCGACGCCGCCGTCGCCATCACCGCCGGCGAGCCGTTCCGCTTCACCTGGGGCGGCAAGCCGTTCGAACTGCCCCGCGTGCTCGACCTGTCCATCGACCGCCAACTCGCGCTTGTCGGAGCCGTCGACACGATCGACGCGACGAAGGCGGTACCGGCCGACCTGCTCAACGTATTCAACCTCGTCCTCGGCGAGGATCTGCTGAAGGAACTGTCCGCCACAAAGCCGCTGTCGGCGGTCGGGCTGATCGCACTGCTGAACGCGTGGATGGAGTTTCACGGCCAGGATCTGGGAAAATCGCCGGCCTCGCCCGCTTCCTCCGCACGCACGGCGAGGCCGTCGAAGCAGACCTCGCGCTCCGGGCAGGCCCGCAAGACCAGTTGACCCAACTCGGCCGCGGCCTGTCGTGGCGGCGCCTGCATATTCTCGTCGAAGCCCTCGCCGTCACACCGGGAACGCTGCTGCATCGTCGCCTCACCGGCGACGACTGGACCCTCGACCAGCATCTGCTCGCGATCATCGCCGACAAGTTGGCGGCCGCGAACTGGCAGCGGTCGAAGGACGGGCAGAAGGGCTCCCGCAGGCCGAAGCCGATCTCCCCCCTGGCTAAACGGGGCGGCGGACTGAAATACGGCAAGACGGACCGCGACCCCGACGAGGTCAAGGCAGTGCTCACCCGCTACCGCACCGGACAGATGGCAGGGGGTGAGTAGCCATCGCAGCCGAGGTCGGTAGTGCCTTCGTCTCGATCATCCCCAGCCTCAAGGGCTTCTCGGCCAAGCTGAAGGCCGAACTGGCCGGTGAGCTCCGCGGTATAGACCCGGTCGTCAGCCAGGCCGGCACCCGGGCCGGGCACGCGTTCGGGTCGAGCATGTCCACCGCCCTCGGCAGTGCGATCACGAAGATCGGCACCTTGCTGAAGACGGGCCTCGTCGTCGGTACGGCGGCGGCGGTTGCTGGGCTCGGTGCTCTGACCACATTCGGGCTGAAGTCTGCCGCCTCGCTGGAGCAGGTGCAGATCGGCCTCGGAACGCTGACCGGATCGGCGCAGGTTGCCAAGAAGTTCCTCGGTGAGCTGCAGGACTTCGCCGCGAAGACGCCGTTCGAGTTCGCCGGTGTGGCCGACGCGTCGCGGCGGATCCTCGCCTTCGGCACGTCGGTGGGTATCGCCCGCGAGCAGGTCATCCCGACCCTGACGACCATCGGCGACCTGGTCTCGGTGCTGGGCGGCAGCCAGGAGAACATCGACTCGGTTGTCCGCGCGCTAGGTCAGATGGCGTCGAAGGGGAAGGTCAGCCAGGATGAGATCCTTCAACTGGCCGAGGCGCTGCCGGGCTTCAACGCGAACGCGGCCATCGCCTCCCAGTTGGGGCTGTCGGTCGCGGACACGCTTGACCTGATCACCGCCGGCGGTGTCGACGCCACCACGGGCATCAACGCGCTCCTGGCCGGTATGGCGGCGTTCCCGGGCGCTGCGGGGGCGATGGCGAAGCAGGCCCAGACGCTGCAGGGTGTCTTCTCGACCTTCAAGGACACCGTCGCCATCGCGTTGACGAACGCCTTCCAGCCGGTGATTCCGGCGATCAAGACGTCGCTGGGCGAACTGACACCGATCCTCGGCCAGGTCATCGACGAGATGGCCCCGAAGCTGGGGCAGCTGCTGGCGGCGATCCTGCCGCTGCTGGGTGTCCTCACCCAGGCGATTACCCCGGTTCTGGTGCCGATCCTGAGCCGGCTCGCCGAAGCCGTCAGTACGATCATGGGCAACGCCGACCTGGTGGGGCTGGGCGCGGCGCTGGGTGACGCGTTCGACACGTTGGGACCGCTGATCCCGCTGCTGGCCGACATGGCGTCGCAGATCATCACCGCGCTGATTCCGGGCATCCAGGAGTGGGTGCCGCTGCTGCCGCCGCTGGTGGCGTCGCTGGCCGAACTGCTCATCGCGATCACGCCGCTGATCCCGCTGCTGACCGACCTGGCTGTGTTCTTCGCCCAAATGAGCGCTGGCGGCATCCTGCTGCTCACCGGGGCGATCGACCAGTTCACGGCGATCATCGTGTTCCTGCGCGACCTGGACGTGGCCGGCATCTGGAACTCGGTCACCTCCGCGTTCTCCACCGGCGTGGAGGCGATCGCAGGGTTCTTCTCCGCGCTGCCCGGCAAGATCGGCGCGTTCCTGGCGGGGCTGCCGCAGCAGTTGGCGAACCTGGCGAAGGACGCGTTCAACGCGTTCGCGTTCGCGGTCGGGTTCGGCATCGGCGTTGTCGTCAAGTTCTTCCTCGACCTGCCCGGCACCATCTCCGCGTTGGTGACGACGCTGTGGACCAACGTCAAGGCGCTGTTCACGTCCGGTGTGGAGGACACGAAGAACTCGGCGATCGGCGGGTTCAACCGGTTCCTCGACTTTGTGCGTAGCCTGCCGGGGCAGGTCATCGGCGCCCTGTCCGCCCTGCCGGGACAGTTGGTGGCGTTCGGTTCCGACCTCGCCTCGCGCATGTACTCGATCGGTCAGTCGATCGTCATGGGTGCCATCAACGGCATCCGGTCGATGATCGGCAACCTCATCTCCACGTTGAAGGACGGGTTCGCGTCCGCGGTAGCCGGGGTGAAACGGGGCCTGGGCATCGGGTCGCCGTCGAAGGTGTTCGCCAGCATCGGCGAGGACTCGATCGCCGGCTACGTGAAGGGCATCGAATCGTCGGCCCAGCTGGCCGCGTCGACGACCATGTCCGCCCTCGCGCCCACGACTGCTGCTGCTGCTCCGGCGGTGGCGCGGCAGACGGTGGATGTGCGCAGCGACGACCCGCTCATCATCGCGGTCATCGGCCAGATCCGCGAGGCGGTCCGGGAGACGTTCGGCGGCGACGTCGACTTCGCGATGGGTACCAGCTGATGGTGTTCCCCAACACCGACCTCGACGTCATCATCGAGGCGTTCCTGGGCGCCGACCCGAACGACGATCCGGAGACGTGGCCGGCGGCGACCGATCTGTCATCGCGGCTGATCCGCAAGCCGATCAACATCCGCCGCGGCCGTGGCACCAACCAGAAGACCGCCCAGGCGGGCGCGTGCACGCTGTGGCTGGACAACACCGACGGCGCCCTCACGCCGCTGCTCCCGACGTCGACCTATTACCCGTTCTGGGATCTGGGCGTGCCGCTGCGGGTGTCGGTGGACAACGTGGGCGACTTCCCGCCCTACGTGCGCCACGCCGGCTTCGTCGTCGACGTGTCGGCTGTGATGGTTCCCGGCGTGGGCGGGCTGAACATCTCAGCCGTGCAGGTCACCTCCGCTGGTGTGCTCCGGCGCCTCGGCCAGGGCGCGGCGGTGAAATCGGCGCTGCGGCGCACCATCGGAATCCTGGACCCGGTCGCCTACTGGCCGCTGGAGGACGGCGAGAACTCGACCGTCGCAGCCTCGGGAATCGCCGGCGGCGCGCCGATGACGCAGGTACTCACCGGGGTCGAGTTCGGCTCGGGCACTACCCCGGACGGATCAGCCGCGGCGGTGTTCGTGCCGTCGTTCGGCGGGACGGTCGACTTCCTCGACCCGGCTGTTCTGGCCGGCCCGGTCAGCGGCGCCGCCGACAACTGGTGCGTCGAGTTCATGGCGTACACCCCGTACACCGCGGACGACGGTTTCACCTACGTGCGTATCCCGGCCGCCAACTGGATCGGACTCTGGGGCGGGGTTCACGTCGGCATTCCCTCGCTGAGCGTGCCGCGGTTCCGGGCGTTCATCGTCACAGCCTCGGGCACCACGTTCCTCGCCCAGACCGCCGACTACACAGACCTGCGCTTCTGGGACACCTCACACCACTACGCCGCCGCGGTCAGCCAGAGCGGCGGCAACATCTTCTGCGAACTGTTCGTCGACGGCGTATCGGTGGCCAGCGGCACCAACGCGGGCACGGTCGCGGCCGCCACCGGGGCCGAACTCACCGCCCGAGGCTCGGGCGACGGAATCTCCATCAGCCACCTGGCGATCTTCAACGCCTCGACTCCCAGCATCGACCCGGCGGCGCTGGACGCGTACGCGGGCGAGGAGGCCCACGAACGGATCGACCGGAACCTGTTCGAAGAGGGCATCAACTATTCGGGCGGCGCGGTCGAGTCCAACGAGTGCGGGCCGCAGCCGGTGGCCGACCTGCTGGCCGTGCTGCAGGACGCCGAAACCGTCGACCACGGCATGCTCATCGAAGACTTTGCGTGGGGCCTGAACTATCTTGCCTCCACCCAGCGGGTGAACGTCGACGCGTCGTTGACGATCAACCTCGCCACGTACCGCACCACCGCCGGCACCCAGGCCGACGTGCTCACCCCCGTCCGCAACGACGCCCGCATCAGCAACGAATGGACCATCGACCGCCCGGCCGGCTCGTCGGAGACGGTCGCCGACGAGGCGCACATTGCGAAACGGGGACGGTATGCCAAGTCGGCCACGGTGAACGTGGACGGCGACGGGCGGCTCCGGGACGAGGCGCAGTGGCGGGTGCACGAGGGCACATTCGAAGGACTGCGCTACGACACCGTCCCGCTGGACATCGCGGCCAACCTATGAGTAGGGAGCAGTAACGCAGTGGACATCTACCTGTGCGAACCGGTCGGTCCGTTCCCCACCGCGGTCGGTGGCCAGTTCGACACGTTCACCAGCAAGAAAAGCGTCGACCCGCTGCCCATCTCAGTCATCCCCGCGGGCAAGTTGCGGCTCGGGTCGAAACTGCTGCTGCGTGCGCGTGGGGAGTACGGCACCACCGGCACGCCGAACCTCACGTGGGGGTTCTGGTTCGGCACCCGCGCTCTGGCCATCACCGGCGACATTGCCCTGTCGTCGGTGATCGTCACCCCGTCCGGGGCGGCGGCGTTCCCGTGGGAGATGGAATGGGAGGGCCTCGTCACCGCCGTCGGCACGTCCGGCAGCCTCGTCGGCTCCGGCGTCCTGCGGCAGGGGACCTCCCTGACCGCCTTCTCCACGTTCCCCATTCCGATCACGCAGGCGCTGCGGACCGTGTCCAGTTTCGACACCACCATCGAACGGGCGGTGGGCGTGTCGGCGACGTTCGGCACGTCGAACGCAGCCAACCTGATCCGGGTCAACCAGTCCGACGCGCTGATCCTGAACTAGGCCGGCCGTGGCGAACGAGATCCCGTGGCCGCTGCTCGGGCTGCTGATCGCCGCCCGGTCGCGGGACTTCGCCTACTCCCCGCCCGCGACGCGGGACGTGCTGGACGACTGGCTAGACTTCGACATCGGCGACCGGCTGGACCGCATCAACGCACTCGCCGAACATCCCACCGAAGACGTACGTCTCGAGGTTGAGGGCTACACCGAGACGATCCGGCATCGCGGCTGGGCTGTGCAGCTGAACGCCGAACCTTTCGACCCGTGGGACATTGGCGTCCTCGCCGACGGTGCCGGAACCAGCGAGGACATGGGGCGCCTCGCCGGCGACGCCGCTGCCGCGATCCGGGTTGCGGTCGACAGCGACGACCTGTCCTTCGCGTTCGACCCGAACGTGTACCGGTGGACCACCGCCGTCGACCACTTCAGCCCGGACCCGCTGCGGGTGCGTGTCGGCGGCGAGGTGGTCGAGGTGGGCGCCATCACCACCACCGCGGCCAGTTTCGTCGCGGCCGGCGCGATGTCGTCGGCGGACAACGCCGCCGTCACCCCGGCCCTCTACGCCGGCGGTGCGGCGAACGACTGGATCGTGTGCGTGGCGCGGATCCGGGAAGCGTCCAACGGTGTCATCACCATCAACGACGGGCTCTACAGCCGGCTGAGCATTCAGGACCTGGACGCGGATTCGTCCCTTCAGGTGTGGGTCAAAGTCCACACCGGGTCTGAGGCGGCCCCGATCGTCACCCCGTCGGGCGGTTCTGCCGGCGACACGGTGTCCGCGTTCACGTTCGGCCTTCGCAACATGCCGATCACGTGGGACGACGTCGACGACGTCACGCTGGGCGCCCCGGCGTACCGCAACGCCTCCGGCCAGAACATCGCCTACCCGGGCCAGTCGGTCATGTCGCAGGGCGGCCCGGTCGACGGCGCGGTGGTCGTCGTCATCGGCGGCAAGGACGACGACTGGACCTCGGTCGCCACACTCACCGGCTACACCGAAGCCCTGGACTCCTCCACCACGACCGGCAACGACCAGGGCCTGGTCATGGACTACCTCATCCAGACCACCGCGGCTGTTGTTCCCGACGGGACGTTCACGGTGACCGGCGGCGCCTCGGCCGTGTCGACCGGTGTCACGATCGTGTTCGCCGGCGGTTTCCAGACGATGACCGTCACGGCGCGCAGCGTCAACGGGGTCGTCAAGTCCCACGCCGCCGGGACTCTGCTCGAAGTCAACGATCCGCTGGTGCTCGGACTGTGAGGTGAGTCGTTGAGTTTCACGACCCTGCCGGGCGCTGGCGCGCCACTGCGTGCGGTTCTTCTGTCGGCGCTCGTCACCGAGCTCCGCCCGGTCAGCGCATTCAAGACGTCCGCCACGTCCCGCGCGTCCGTGACGGCCCTCGCCGCCGACCCTGACCTGACCATCGCGCTGCCGGCGAACTCGGTGTGGGACTGGGAACTGCGGCTGGTGCTGTTCTCCGCAGCCAACGCCGCCGGCGACTTCGCCGGGGCCATGTCCTACCCGGCGGACGGCGTGTGTTCGTTTTCGTCGGTCGGTTCGTCGGACACATTGGCGTCCGGCTCGTCGGCTCCCGACACGTCGACCCGCGGCCAGTCCCGCGACGGCGCGACCCCGTCGGCGTCGTTCAGTTTCGGCTGCTCCACGACAGAGAACGGGGCCCTGGTTCTCGGCCGCATCGAGATCAACACGGCCGGAAGCCTCACGCTCACCTGGGCCCAACTGGGTTCGAACGTGAACGCGACCTTCCTTCAGGACGGGTCGTGCCTCATCGCTCGGCGCGCTTCGTGACCGTCCGCGCCGAACTCATCGACTTCGTCAACCGTTGCGTCGCCCGCTCGGAGAAGCGCCTGAACGCGGCCGCGCTGGCGAAGACACCGCGGCGCACAGAGTTCGCCCTCACCGCAATAGCCGTCGGAACGCAGACGGTTGACGTGTCGTGGACGGTGCCGATTCCCGGCGACTACGCGGTCCTGGTCAGCAAGACGTGCGCCGCCCAGTTCGTCGGGTTCCTGGACTGGTCGGTGCAGGCCGGGTCGAAGACGCCCACCGGTTGCACTGTCATCGTCGCCAACCGGGCTGCGTTGCAGATCGGCGCCGCCACGTTCGACGTGCTCGCGTTCCCGCTGTAGAGGAGGTGCGTCGTGGCCGTGGAAGGGGTCGACTACGCCTGGTCGCGGCCAGACCCGGCCGGGCTGTACGCGGCCGGGAAACGGTTCGCGTCGCGTTACCTGTCCTACGACCGGACTGGGAAGAACCTCACCCTGGCCGAGGCGGAGCAGCTCGCCGCAGCCGGGATCGCGGTTGTGGCGAACTGGGAATGGCAGACCGGCGACGCCAAGGGCGGCTACGACGTCGGCCGCAAATACGCCCAGGAGGCCGTGCGCCAGGCCGCTGCGTGCGGCATGCCCGCCGGCCGGCCAATCTACTTCTCCGTCGACTACGACCCGACCGGCGCCTACGCGGTCGTCGCCGCCTACTTCCGCGGCATCGCAACGGTCCTGCCGGTCGAGCAGATCGGCGCGTACGGCGGGTACGGCACCATCGACCACCTCCTCGACCTCGGGCTGATCCGGTGGGCGTGGCAGACCTACGCCTGGTCCGGCGGCCGGTGGCACCCCGGCGCGCACGTGCAGCAGTACCACAACGGCGTTCTCATCGCGGGCGGCGACCTCGACCTGAACCGGGCAGTGGTCGCCGACTTCGGCCAGTGGATGCCCGGACAAGAGCCGAACCCACCGCAGGAGGACGACATGACGCCCGAACAGTCGCGCCAGCTGTACAACCTAGACCGGCTGAACACCGCGCTCCTGCTCGACGCGGATGACGTGACGGAACTCGACGACGGGCAGGGCAACAAGGTCTCCTACCCGCTGATGGTGGTCCGCCGCCAGAAGCAGATCCTCGCCGCGCTCGAGGGCGGCGTCGAAGTGGCGGTGAAGGTCGGCCTCACTGACGAGGCCATCGCCGCCGTCGCCGACGCGACAGCCGATGAGATCGCCGCCGACCCGGAGCGCGACGGCCACGACACCTGAGCACCACCCTCCGCTGGCCTGGACCCCGCCGGCGGCTAGCGCGTCAATCGGGGGAGTCGATGTGGGACACGCTGGCCCCGCTCGCCATTCAGGGCGGACCCTCAGCTCTGCTCGGCCTGGTCATCGTGTCCATCGTCCGTGGCTGGTTGATCCCGAAGGCTTCCCACGAGCGGGAGATCGCCTACCGGGAGCGGACCATCACGGCCCTGGAGGACACCGTGGCGGAACGGGAAAAGCAGATAGGCATCCTGCTGGGTCGGTTGCGGGAGCCGAGCTCGTGAGCTGGTGGGGCTGGTGGCGGCGCGGCAACGGCAACGCCGCCCGTGCCGCCCGGGCTGAAGCCAACCTGCACCGGGTGCGCCGGATGACCCCTCGCATCGAAGAGTTGGCTGAGGCCATCTCGCTCCCGGACGACGAGTTCGCCGACCGGGTGGCGCGGGCGTTCCGCCGGCGGACGTCGTGACAGCCGTCATCCAGCTGTTGGTGGCTGCGTCGATCGGGTTGTCGTTGTGGTTCGCGGTCAGCCTCGGCAACCCGCGGCGCAGCGAAAACCCGACCGTGGCGTGGCTGCTGTCGGCGTGGGCGTGGGTGACGGTCGCGTTCGAACTGCTGCTGCTGCTGGCGTTGTTCCGCATCCACGCCCCGCCGTGGCTGGCGGCGCTGGTGCTGTTCGCGCAGGACGCCATCTTCGGCTGGCGACTGGTGCTGCTGTACCGCGGCCGCCGAGCCGACCGGGCCTACACATCCACCGATCGAGAGTAGGAGATCACCATGAGGGCAGCCAAGGCAGTCGTCGCGATCCTCGGGGCGGGTGTGACCGCCGCGCTCGGCATCTGGGGACCGGACACCAGCGTCGGGCGGGTCCTCGTCATCGTGGCCGCGATCTGCACCGCGGCCGGCGTCTACCTGGTGCCCAACGCCGAAGCCTGATCCTCCTCCCCCAACGACGAAGCGCCCCCTCGGCCGCGATGGCCGAGGGGGCGCTTCGTCGTGTTCTGGGCACAAAGAAAGGGCCCCGCCGGGTAGACGGGGCCCTTCCTCTGTCACCGTACCGAGCAGCTACCCGGACTGCTGGGTCCGAGCAGCACTCACTGCGCTACCGCCGGGGAAACCGGCGCCACCCCTGCGGCTTCGAGCATCCTGTTCGCCTCGGCGGCCGTGTCCGGAAGCTTCGGCGTTCGCGGCTTGCGAGTGGTCGCCTTCCGGGTGGTCCGCTTGCGTGCCTCCGCCGCCTTCCTGCCCGCCGCCACCCGCACCGGGTCCTTCGCCCGGG